TGCCAATAAGTGAAGCGGATATACCGACAACAGCACCGAGTAACGGCGCACCAAGCACAAAACCCAGGTCGGCACTTTGTTGTGATAGCGCGAGCATGACGCTTTGGCCGCCTTGCACTTGACCGATAAATTGTTGCATTTGGATACCAGCCTGGCCAGCGCCGCGCCCTATGCCACTAAGCCCATTACTTACAGCTACGGATGTCTTGCTAAGCTTAATTTGTTCGGCATTGAATTTGCTCAATGTTCGTGTTGCACGCTCATTAACTTGCCCGTACTTATCAATCACAACGCCGTTAGATGCAATGACGTTGCCTTGCTTACGTAATGCCGCAGTCAATAAGTTGGTTTTATGCTCTAGCTTGGCTTGTACAATGGTCGCCTTTTTTGTGGCATCATCCATTTTTGCAAGCTTCCCCTCGGCGCTAGAAACGACGCGATCAAACTCACCAATTGACTTAACCGCTGGGCTTGTATCAGCATCAACATACCAACTGACGCCGCCTAAATTTTTCTCTGCCATTACTTAACCCCTTTTAGTGATGCGATTGCTTTTTCGTACGCTTCTTTATCTGCTTCCATAGCAGCTTTGTGCGTGTCAATGCTTGGTGCTGATTGTCCCGCTGACTCTGGTGGAAACGCCGCAGCTAAGTGATAACAAAACTCAGTCATTGTTAGCCCCCACGCTTCATCAATGGATAGCCCGAAATGCTGTTTTGCTTCGGCCACATGCTGATAGACGTTAAATTCATCCATAGCCTTTCCACTAGGTTTCAAACCTGTCTTTGGTCTATTCACGCCCGCCACACCGTGACGCATTAACGCAGCGGCGACCACAATCTGATCTTGTGCCGAGATTGCATGTCTCGATTTAATGTGCGGCTTCTTGTGTGGCATGTTAACCAGGTATTTGTCTAGCGCTTCCGGCTTGTCTGTGCACGCAAGCATGATATCACGCGCTGTAGTGACCAGAGTGCGCACTAATGCCTCTTTGCTATGCATTGCCCTGAATATGAGCAAAAGGTCGCTAGCATTGGCGAGGCTTGCCATATTTCTAAAGCTTGCTGTTAACTCGAATTGCTCACCGTCAACCTCAACAGTAAAGTGCCCCAATTCTGTATCTTGCATGGTTAGACTCCGCGTTCTTTTTTGATGATGCAATTATAAGGGTGTTTAGTTGTTTTTTGAAAAAGGTGATTGACGGGAGGTGTTAAGGTGGCTGAGTTACGGAGCGGTAGTAGTAAACAGTAGCAACAAAGACAGTGCGATCAAAAAAAGCCCCAAACGGGGCTTTTATTTTACCTATCCCTTTGTCGGGATATTTTACTCGCTATACCTTGTCGGGGATATTAGGTTTCTAAGATGTAAGCCGTTGCATCAACCGCACCGGTTAGCGTTACATTGCCGTCACCAAGCCACGCCTTGCGTTCTTCGGATAGGCGATACTTGAGAGTCTCACCAACACCAATAAGCACATCAAGCCCACCAGTAAGGTCGATACTGCCAACGCCAGGGCAATGAATAGACGTCGCTGTGTCGCCCTTAATGTTAAGCGTTAATGCGCCCGCTGTATCATTCGAAACGATAATTACCGACGTTTTCGATAGCGACAAAACAGCCGTGTCGGATGCTGTCAAAGTTGTTGGCACGATAACGTCGTCATCGTTAAATGTATATTTGTTTACTACTGCCATGAATTACTCCTTACGCGGTTGGTAGCAATGTCGGTGGGTACAATGGCGAAGTGGCGTTTGCCAGCTCCATTGTGAACGTACTGTACTCACTGTCTGGATCTTCGACGTTAATTGACGTGATAATCATGTACGCAGTCAGCGTTAAGTCTGGGCGCTCGTACTTAACCAAGATTACAGGGTCTTGACTTAAATCCTGCTTAACGGAATTAAAGCGATGCGCCAGTAATTGGTTAATGAAAATAAAGTTCGGATACATAGACGGATCGCGCACGTAGTTGCCTGAAACAGACATAGAAATACTCGATGTGCCTAGTTGCGTTTCAGTGAAACCGGACGAGGCAAAGCTATCATTCGCCTCTAGCGTGTTCCCGTCAATTGAAAATGACTTAGTTGTGATCGGACCAAGCGGCAACAGTGTTGAAGTTGCTGGGTCTTCTGATACGCACTGGATAGCAACGCTCATTTTGGATGAGCGGCCAACAGTACGGATGTTTTTGCAGTCGGACATAATTAAACCTCTTGTTAGCTAACGGTGCCATTGTATGCTGTTGTTACTATGATTTGAAAAGTTATGATGCAATTAAGCCACTCTCAACGCCAACGCCCCACTCTGCATCATAAACAAAGCGGCCTGATCCCATTTGATAAGGGCCGCCGACTCCACCCATTGGCTCGATGTTTAAGATACCATCGGCACAATCAAAGGCGAGTAATGTATCGTAAATCGTCTGCATGTAGTGTTCACAATAGACTGGCGCATCACCCGTTGTCTTGCTCATAAATGCGATAGTGATAATGGGCGATGAAACAAAGCGATTGCCGCCACCTGCCGACGTGTTGCGAATAAATAGACATCGCTCGCCGTCTGGTATTTTCGACTCGTCTAGCCAGTGCGTCTGTAGCTTTGGCGCTGGCTGTGGGACATTATCAGGCCCAATCCACGGAGCGATTAAGCCCTGGTCGACTAAGTATTGCGCGATAACTTTAACTTCGTTTGTCATAATTTGTACTCATCCCCTAGTGCTGTTTGCATTAGTTTGATCTGTGACTGGCTGGTAAATCCTTTCTCTAAAAACTTAGGTTCAGCATCAGCGTTCCATCCAGGGCCTTTTTTGAACTCAGGTCTTAATGGCTTCCAGTTTAATTTCTCGTGCAAGTAGTACGCGTAGTAAACAGAGAATCCCGCTACGCCACGAATACCCGCACCTGTCTTCTCTATGCGCCTAAATGCCGAGTTCATCAGCGTGCCATATTCAAGTGGGGCCAATTCTTTTGCGCCAGTGATGCCAATAGAAAGTATCTTAGCCATTGCTGACTCTGTTTTTGGCCCTGTCATTTTACCGACAAGTGCTAAATACTTGCCTTTCATGGCCTTTCCGTCCTTACCAGTTACAGCAGGCATTAGCTTGTTCCTATTGTGTAAGATTCACCCTGGCCAAACTTAGCGTGGTCGTTAACAGTGACAGACTTGATAATCTCGGCACTAACAGAGGATGGATCGCCAACGTTGCGATGATCGCCTTTTGCAATAACCTCGTTAAATACTGGCTCAGAATGCACGCCGCTAACCAATTCACCAGAGCGCACCCAGAATGTCGACTTAGGGTGAAACTCAGCGCCAGATGAATCCACGAACTTAGCTGTGCCGCCTTTTTTAAGTGAGCACTTGTAAACGCGTGGCGTTGCGGTGCCAGGCAATCCAGTGATTGGATCGGTTTCGCCCATAGTCCATATTGTGCATGTGTTATAACGTGGGACTGTCATTATCGCGGCTCCGGATAATATTTAGCCGCGCTACCAGTTACGGTGAACACTTTGCCACTACGGAATGCATTAGCAATGCAGCCGGACGAGTCTAATTGCAGCGCCGTATCCCAATATTGGCTTGATGCGCTTCCGCCACGGTCTGCATAGCTCTCGCTATCACCATCAGCCCATTTACGGGAGGTTACTGCACCACGGTTATCATTGCCTTTCTCAGCAAAATACGCCACGGTATAGATAATAATAGCCTTAGCCACATCAGGGCAGTGGGCGTAGTTAGATTCGAGACAAGCGCCGACCTTGCATTGGACGACACTGATTTGCAGCGCGATCGCCGCGTCAGTTGCGCTTAACTCTGGAATGATTGATCTCACGTCTTCAACTGTTACAGTAATAGCCATTAAGCCCCCAAAGCTTTCATAATTGCCCTTATTGTAGCTTTACGCCAGTTGAAATTAAAAAGTAGTTGACGTTCATATCTGCATGGCGTAAAGTTGTTTTCGTTAACTAAATAAGGAGCCCAAAATGGCAACAGCAAAAGAAAAAGACCTACAAAAGCAAGTTAATGATTTGACGGCGCAAGTTGAAAAACTGTGCAACTTTGAAGGCATGACTATCAATGATCAAGACGGCAACCTCATTGATTGGGATTTAGAGAAGGGCGTTGTGTGCATCACAGTTCCCGAATTAGCCAGTTCGGAATTGGTTACTATCCCAAGTAGCGACCTACGCGACCAACTACGT